TTGAATTGTGTAATATGGGTTTGTTGGACTTTCAGGGTCAGTTTGGAATGACGCATCACCCACAAAGAACGCTGGTGTACCTGATGTTGGTCCAACAACAATTGATACAACTGTTGCTCCTGAATCCATGTGGAAACCTTTAGTCTTGTAAGCCCAAGGTTCTGCAGGGTCTTCAATACAAAGGTTAGTTGGTTTTTGAACACCTTTAAACATGTAGAAGTCAGGGTCATAACCTACTTGAGAAGAAATACCTAAGTAAGATGTTCTTGTTCTATCACCAGCACTTTGAGTTGTATTATCTTGTCCTGCTGTGTTACCAAATGGTGGGTTATAAATAACTTCACCAGGGTAGTTATAAGATGTTTTATATACTGGGAATGGAGGTGTTGCTGTTGCGTATTCTCTAATTTCAAATCCTTCAAAACCACATGGTAATGAATCAGGGTTAGCATCTTCATTCATTTCTAACATGATGTATTTAGAAAGCAAAGCGTATTCACCATTACTTGTACCGACCTTAACTGCAACATAACTATTGTTTGCTGGGTCTAAAGTACAGTTGGTAAACTTTTCTATTACCACAGGATTTGAATCAGTATCGAAGAAATCACGAACTAACAAATCAAACGAACCGTTTGTGTATGATATGTTTGCGATAGAAATTTTAATTTGTACGTTTGCAGAATCTCCATCACAAACTGAAATAATTTTAAATAATCTTTGAACTGAACTACCACGTAATTGTGAAACAACCCAAGGTGATTCAGCCGCTTGGTATTTAACTAAGTAATCTGCGATAGTGTCAGTAGTACTTGCATATCTTAAACCTGGTAGTGCAATTAAACCACTGTTTAATCCTCTAATGTAACCCTTATTGTATGCGTAGTTTAATAAGTTCGGGAAAGTTTCTTCAACAAATAACGGAACTTCAGCTCTAAGTTTACCAAAATTAGATTGACCAAATACTTTTGAAATATAGTTCGCGTCAGTCTGACTAAGAGATGTTTGGAAACTAAAGTTATTACCCGCAGCTGTTTGACCTGAAATTGCAAAACTTGCAAATGGGTTTTGAGTAATTGCTGAATAAGTTCCTGAATCATCAACAATAACACTTGTTAAACCTGACACTGTATAAACAGGTCCATTATCATTTACATAATTTGCAATACCTCTTGAACGAAGTGTTGCAGCAACTAAATTATTATATTGTGTATATGCGGTACCTGTGTAATTGTAAACTGTACCCGATACTGTTCCCGAATATGTTCCTGATGCACCGGTTAATGTACTAACCACATTATACCAAGAATAACCAGTATAATCATTATCTGAAGAAATATTAAAGTTTGCGTAATACCAAGTATCATCTACCGATGCTGTGTAATCAGCAACACTTTCACTTAAACCTGAAACTTGATAAACGTTAGTTTCTGCGGTATATGTTGTAGATATGTTGTTATAGTCATCAGTTGCAATGGTACCAAAGTAATAAGCTGATGTACCAGAAAGAGAGTTATTAAGTAATATTGCATATAGTTGAGCATTTATTTGTGTTCTCAAAGTACTTGTACTACCATCAAACTGAGTAAATGATGTATCCAAATTGTTTTGGATATTAGCCGGGAATGATGTTAAGAATCCCATTGTGGTTGAACCTGTTGTTCCAGTAAAGTTTACTGTGAATGGTGTTTCAGTACCATTCAATCCAACAGTTGAACCATCGACATTTGCGATTGTTGTTAAAGTCCAAGATGGACCCGCATCGTAACCCGATAGACCCAAAACTCTTGTAACAAACAATTGGTTAGATTGTTGTAGATAAGATTTAGCAATGTACGCCAATTCGTACTTTGGAATTTGTGTATTTGTGAATTTTTCAGGGATAGTACCACCAAAATAAGATTCAAAGTCACTGTAGTTTGTGATAAAAATAGGTTCAAATGCTGGACCTGTTTGTGTCTCACCCACAACACCCAAAGTTGTTACACCTACACTTTGAGCTACAAAACTTAAATCGAATTCTGATGTATAAACACCTGGAGAAACGAAAACTTTATTTGCTACTGCCATTTTATTTAATATTCTTCATGATTTATTTATAACATAAATATTCAGTATTTTTAGAAAAACTTTACTTTCTAATATCTATTTATAAAATGGGCAGATTATTTTCTGCCTTTATTCTACCTATGGAAAAGAAAATTAAAAATCTTAAGATATCAATAGATTCACACACTATTCTTAAAACATACTGTGATAAAAGGGGTATCAAGATGTACAAGTTTCTTGAAAATTTAATTAAAGAAAAATGTTCCGAAAAAAAAGATATCTATGGTGAAGATTAAATGAATGGAACTGCAGGTGGTTCTAAAACAACTCTATATGTTAAAGACGCAACCGCACCTGAAGTTTCTTTTGTAATAACAAATCTCAAAGTGTCATTTGTGTTTACTTGTATTAACGAAACATCTGTTCCGTAAAAATCAAAATCAACCGAACCTTGTGGTCTGATATAAACTTCATAACCACCATCATTTGGTATGTTATCATTACTTACTAATGTAAAATTTCCAGTGTAATCCGCAATAATATCTTTAGAAGTTTCAGTTGAAGAAAAATTTAAAACATATTCAAAAGTTGATGGATTTTCAGGATACTTTTTTCTTTTACGTCCATTAACTCCGGCAACCACCTCAAAGGAATTAAAAACTCTTGATACTGCAGGTGCAACTTCAAACTCATCAGGGTCCAATAAAAACCCTAACATTGTAAATTCGTAATTTTGAATATAAAATCTTCTTTTTTGAATTTCAACAACCGATTCATCTGAAATATTATTCAATATGATTGGAATAAAGTGACCCTCAATTTTTCTATATGCTTGTCGAGATGCAAATGTTTGTAAAATAATTTTATTAAACTCATTTAACTCTCTCATTCTGTTACACACAATTTTAACATTATATGTAATATCAACAGGTATAGGTTGTGGAATTTTATAGATATCCATACCCTTAATGTTTCCATTCCAAGTTGGAACCGCGGCGTAATAAAATTCTTTTCTATTAGGAATGTTCCAAAGTAACGCAGGATTACTACCGTACTTTACTTCAGGTTGACGGACAACAGTAATAAATGGTAAAGTTGGGTTTCCATTTAAATCTTGGACATCCCAAGTTTCGGTAAACTGAGCCCAGTTTTGTGTTGTTATGATAAGGTCAATCATCGGGATAATTTTACCTGACACAACAGTTTTTAAATCTTCTTTCACAAAATCTAAAAACCCCCTATCTAATTCGGGGTGTAATAATTGTTTTGGTAAAAAAGTTCCGTCCTCAGTTATATAACTAAGCAATTGTTCTCTTCTCTGAAAAAGTATTTTTTCAGGTGTAAGATTTATTGTTGGTATAACTTTTTTAGGATATGCCATTATTCTTTAACTACAAATAGTTTATTTTGTGAATTTATCATATCAACTTCGTTTGCATGATAAACAGGTTCTTCATTATTTTTATAAACAAATGAATCGTATTTGTATGGGTTATAAGTAACAATTTTATCTAATGGTGGATTTGGAATGTTATAACAAGGATATTCACAATACTCCAACAAAGTTCCAATCACAAATGCGTGTACGTTTTTTGTTTTTTCAGAACGAACTTTTTCTTTACCACCTTTTCTAACTCTAAACTCGACATCACCTAATTTAACATAATCGGCATGCATAATAACTTTATTGTCATATGATACAGAAAAAGTATGTTTGTGTAGGTTGTAATACACCATTACTTTTTTACCTAAAAATAAATTGTCAAATTGTGATTCGGTTATAAGAAGTTTCATTATATTCCTCTAAATTCGTTTTCACTAACAGGTGTTGCGGTGTATGAATAATAAAAACCTTTATACCCACCATATGTGTGTTTATTGTCGTAGTCAGGAATACCCGCATCAATAACAGAATAGTATCTTGCTTGAGATTCTGTAATCCAATATCCAATGTAATCACCCAATTCAATTTCAACTTGTAAATCCGCAAGTTCTTTTTTATAAACGGCAAATTTCAATAGACCTGGCTCGTTCTGAATAATTTTACTTTGTCCCAAGAATTGTTCTGCAGCTTCTTCAATCCTAACATATGCATTGATTGAAACGGGTGGTAAGAATTGTATTCCATCTTGTAATACCTCACCATAAACAGCATCTTGAACTGTTTTGGTTCTATCAACTTTATACAATACAATAGTAAAATTCATATCACCCCCAAGCCATTCACGACCCATAGAAATATCTAAATTGAAATCTTCTCCACCAAAGAATTTACCTAATCTTGTAATTGGAACTAATTTTTCAGCCATATTGATAAATACTTTGTTTTTGATTATCTTTTAATAGTTTGGAAAATGTTGAGAACATAAGTAATGTGTCGGTCTTGGAAAGGAAGGCTCTCGACCTGTTGGAAACCTACTCAGGTGCCAACAATTACATCATGCGTTTAAGACAAAAACAAATTGATAATAAAAAGTTTTATCCAACACGAGCTCAAGCCGAATATATTGTAAACTATATTAACACAGTTCCAAAGGTTGCTAAAAAGTGGGTTGATTTGGACGAATATTTTTCCAAAAAAATTTCTGACGAAAAATTATTTACCAAAATTGCAACACAAGTTTATGTTGAAAAACTTTTGATTGAAAAAGACACTTCTTACCATATTTGGGGAAAATTCTTTGATAGTCAGGAACTCCATGACTTTTGGTTACCCAAAGTTGCTTTGATTAAAAATAACAAAGTTGAAAATGTTGTGATTGATTATGAGAAGTATTCACATCGTCCACCATTGGACCACCAAAAAGAAGCAATCCAAAAGTTGGTTGAAAATAAAAAATTCATTTTGGCGGATGATATGGGTTTGGGTAAGACAACTTCAACAATCATATCAGCATTGGAGACAGGGGCGAAGAAAGTATTAATCATTTGTCCAGCATCTTTGAAGATTAACTGGCAACGAGAGATTGAAAACTATTCAGATAGAACGACAAGTATTATTGAAGGTAAAAAATGGGACGATGCTGACTTTGTTATCATCAATTACGACATTATTAAAAATTTTCATGATGATAAAAAGAAAGCCGAATCAACAATTGTTAAATCAAAGTTTG